TTGCAGGTCGGGATTGACCATGAAATAAGCCCAAACCTGTTCTTTGTATTCGTTTGGAATCTTTCCCATTCGGATGTATTTGATGTGGGTCTTGGTCTTTGGGCATTTGATTTCTACTGCTCCAGTGGTTCCGATGTATCCATCAGGAGACATCATCAGGAGTGGTTCTGTTTCGGATTGGATTAAGCAAGGATGGTCAACTTCATGTCCTGTGATGTTGGCATATTCCTGGATTGCTAGCGGTTCCATGTCCAGGCCGCGCTGCATATCCTCTGACACGAAGTCATCCTCATCCATCAGACCCACTTCCTCTTCGGCTATGAGTTCATCGATTAGTGCTAGATTGTCCTTGGCTAGGACTTTCTTAAGGCGCGACCCGGTTATTTTACCGAGTCGCAGTTGGAGCCATTCGTGGGTTCCTTGTTGGCAGTTGTGTATAATCATAGGTTTGAGATGATTTCTTCAATGTGAGAATAATAGTCTGGAATGTGGTGTTTGATGATAGTGCCATCTTCGGTCACTTCGGTGAGGGATAGGCAAGTCCAGCCATATTCGGAATGACCAGAGGCAAACTCGGATTCACCGTACCACTTGGTGCTGATGTCTACTAGAGCATCCAATAGGCGTTTTCCGTTATCTATTTCTATTTGCAGGTGGTGTATCATGCCAGACCTCCCTTCTTGCTATCCTTGGCCTTGATGACATCGGGGTGGCCCTGTTCATCCTTGCTTAGGGAGGTGTAAAGCTTCTTGAGCTGGTCTAAGGTTGTGCAGGCGTTAATGGCTGCGATTGCCTTGGCTGGGTCGATGGTTACTGCTTTGGGTGCGAAGTCACGGATACGGAGTGCATCGACATCTTCTCCAAAGGCACGGATGCGACGCGCATAGATTTGAATCTGCTTGCCCACCCATTGCTCCATGTATGGAGTTTGGTGGACCTTGGAGATGACTTTGGCATTGGTGGTGTTCAGGATCATCGGCTTCACTGGTTCCACGAAGTGAATGACTAGGCAATCCTGTTTCTTGCCATCGGTGTTGGCTACCTGCTCCACTCCTGATGATTTGATGGTAAGGATTAGTTCCTCACCTGGTTGGAGCGCATAGGCTCCGATGTAGTCTGGATTCTTTAGCTGTTTCCAGTGCGTTAGTTTTTGGTTGTCTGACATTGTTTGTAGGTTGTTATAAATACTGATTTTGGTTTTGAGAATTCTCGGCCGTTTTTGAGGTAGTAGACCCAATCGCCGATGATGTTTGTGGTTGTCACTATCTGACCTGTTAAACGGTTATAGTAGCAGGCGTTGAGTCTTATATCCATTATTGAAATGTTTTACCGCGTTCTTTGAAGCCAGCTGTCCATACATCATAGATTAACTCAATGAGTTCTATTTCGGCCTTAAATGGTAGCTCTACCTTATGCTGTTTCATTATTGAACGAAGCTTAGCGAAGTGAGGCGGTAAATATCCTTCAGGTGGGATAGACCGACGATTGGATTCGGATTCTTTTGAGGTGGTCTGCGCACTGCTTGTCAGTGTTTGGTCCGTTGATGAGCCAGTAGGCTCTGAGCCGTTCAATGAGGCTCCAGTTGATTTGGATTTGGATGGTTTCATTTTGTTCGGTTTTGATTGGTAGTTTTTGAATGATTTTCTTGTTAAAGTCCTCGATGCTCATTTTTCTCTATGGTTTTTATAAAGAAGTACACTGATACGGCCATCATAACTAAAGCCGTGATGATTTGATCTTGGTCAGCTGCGGCCATTGCAAGGAATGCGGCAGCGAAAGCGGTGAGTGGTTTCATGGTTTTGTTTGGTTTTGATGCCGCTAAATTAGTATAATTTTGTACCCACATAACAAAAAACCCTATATTTTTTTATTTGGCTGATTATCAGCACAATTATTTTTAATGGTTGTTTATTGTAACTACAATTATATACATTTGCGCCATGTCAAAGTTAAAAGAACTGATTAAAAGCACTGGCCTCAAGAATGAGCATATTATTAAGCGCACAGGCATACCTCGAAACAAGTTTTACCATGCCTTGAAAGCTCCAAAATTATTGTCGCTGGATGAGTTGGATAGATTATCTTTCGCCCTTCAAATTGAAAAGAAGGTACTCATTAAGTTAATCAATGACTGAAATTAAACTACCCGACCTGATCCTGGACTCAATCGAGCTTGGAATGAACAAAAAGCTGATGTTACTTGCCACCGGTATAGATGAGGAGACTTTCGACCACAAGGTCGAATATGACAACTTCGACCCTGAATCGGTAAGGAAGTTACGTAATATTATTAAAGAGTGGCGCAAAGCGAATGCAATATTTTAACCATATAAAACCAAACACATGATCTACAAAGTAGCCTGCGGCGTACTGCTGCTCGGTATCATCTTCTTGGGAACGCGGCTTAAGGTCGCGGAAGACCGAACCGAAACAATTATTGAAGACCTCTCAGCCAAAACAAGCGAATGTATTGAATTGCAGGAAAGGTTTAACAGCCTCAATGCTCAAGTTGATACCTTGCTGAGTGAGAATTCCCAGCTCCTTATCGCCAATAATGAATTATCAAATCAACAACCTGAAACCGTTATCAAATATGTTAAAAAGACTAATGTTAACCGCCGCGCTTCTGACAAGTTCATTGAGCTACTCACAAAGCGTTACGAATTCGAGTGATAGCCTGATATACACTCCTCAATACTTGTTTGAACTGATGGTCGCTGACTTGGAACAGTGCGACCTGGACAGGATAGAACTTAAGAAAGCCAAGGCGGAACTGGCCATCATTTATGTGGACCTTGCCAAATCGCAGTCTTATAGGGAATCAATGAAGCAGCAATTGAATTCCATGTCTGCTTGGAATGATTCGCTATCTACGGCCAACATGACTATGGCTTTGGAGAACCAGCGAGCTATGGACAAGTTGAAGCGCGGTCGTAACTGGTGGCGCGTGGGAACATTTGCAGGGTTCTTGACAGCTGTAGGTGTTCACTTCAATTGGAAAGAATCATGGTTCAAGGTGGGAAAGTAGCCCTTATCACCGGCATCACTGGTCAGGATGGAGCGTATCTGTCCGAGCTTCTGCTTTCCAAGGGTTACAAGGTCCACGGCATCAAGCGTAGGGCCAGCAGCCTGAACACGCAGCGAGTCGATAGGTTCTACGAGCATCCCGATTTCAAACTGCACTATGGCGATGTCACTGACTCGGCCAACATGATGCAGCTGATCAATAGGATTAGGCCCGATGAGATTTACAACCTGGCTGCTCAGAGCCATGTGGCGGTCAGCTTTGAGATGCCACTTTATACGGTCAATGTAGACGGCACCGCGATTCTCGGCCTTCTTGAGGCGGTCCGTTTGCTTGGCCTAGATTGCAGGATTTACCAGGCAGGCACCAGCGAGATGTTTGGCAATGCCCCGGCACCACAGAGCGAGGTCACTCCGTTTCAGCCTTGCTCGCCCTATGCCTGCGCCAAGGTGATGGCTCATCATCTCATGATTACCTATCGCCAAGCCTATAACCTGCATTGCGTGAATGGAATTTTGTTCAACCATGAATCGCCATTAAGAGGTGAAACCTTTGTAACGCGCAAGATTGTGGATGCTGCCAAGGCTATTTATAAAGGCAAGCAGAATTTATTGAAGCTTGGCAACCTCAATGCTACCAGGGATTGGGGGCATGCCAAGGATTATGTGAGAGGGATGTGGCTGATGATGCAACATCCTACGCCCGAAGATTGGATTCTCGCCACTGGACAAGTATGTACGGTTCGCGAATTTACCACGAAGGTCTTTGCAAAGCTCGATGTCAAGTTACATTGGGTAGGCACAGGACTTAACGAGGTTGGAATGGACAACAGTGGCAGAATCCTGGTTCGGGTTGATGAGCGGTATTATCGCCCCAATGAGGTCGAGTATCTGCAAGGAGATTCCATAAAGGCTTATGATGAGCTTGGATGGGCTCCTGACTTTACTTTGGATGATTTGATTAATGACATGATGGATGCGTAAGACTGCCAAGATATATATCGCAGGCCACACAGGCATGGTCGGCTCTGCCCTGATGGAGCATCTTATTGCTAAAGGTTATAAGAACATAATAGTTCCAAGTCAGAAGTTCGACTTATGCGATAGAAATGAGGTTTGTAATTGGTTTAGGATAGCCAAGCCTGAATATGTGTTTATATGTGCTGCTAAGGTCGGAGGCATCAAGGCCAACAACCAGCATCGGGCTGACTTCATTTATGACAACCTGATGATTCAAACGAATCTGATAGATACGGCCTATCTATTCGATGTGCGTAAGCTTATGTTTCTCGGTTCCAGCTGCATCTACCCGAAGCACTGTCCTCAACCTATCCGTGAGGAATATCTCTTGGGTGGTTATTTGGAGCAGACCAATGAACCTTATGCCGTGGCCAAGATTGCAGGAATCAAGATGGTGGAAAGCTATCGGAGGCAGTACGGCTGTGACTTCATCAGTGTCATGCCGTGTAACCTATACGGTCCGAATGACAACTTCAACATCGAGACCGGTCATGTGATTCCATCTTTGATGCGCAAGGCTCAAACCATGGAGCATATCGATGTTTGGGGAAGCGGTAAGGCTCGCCGGGAGTTCATGCACGTTGATGACTTGGCCGAGGCAATGCATTTTCTGATGTGCGAATATTCCGATGATTTGCATATTAAT